GACAGTCATGAGAAACCGCAGGTAGTGGACATTCAGTAGCGTCTGTAATTGTTTGAGCTACACCATTAGAATCATAAACCCAGTAATCACCAGGAATAGCGTAGCCTTCAAGCATAAGGCCTTGAGTAATAATTGCCGAGGGTGGTGGATAGACTGACACTTTGTTCATGCCAGTAAACACAGCTATTGTTGGGAATAAAGATGATCCGTCACCGCGAACCATATCAACTTTACGACTGTAGCCATCAAGTATACGCATGCGCTGGTAATCACCAGCAGTGTTTTTGACCTGTACATTACGTACACGATAAATGTCAGGAGCACAATACTCTGATGTATCAATAGCCAGATCAAGATACCTTCTGCCTGTAAAGCAGTCAGTAGACCTGGCTATCTGATTAGTGACTTCCAAAATGAGGAGGTCAAGACCAAACGGATCCTGATCAGAATCAGAACCAAAGTAATGCCTTCCGAGAAGACGGATACGGCGTTTGATCTCACCTCTAGTCATTAGGAGTAAGCTCCGTCTCGTGATGTAACAAGATCAACCGTACAGCGAGCTGTAGGTGTGATTTGGTTAATCTGGCAAGCAGCGATACCACGAACGAACTTATAGTTGTCTTCAAGTGATCCTGAAGCATTAATAAATCCAACCTGTGGCTGGATTGGTAAGAAGTATTCACCACCACTTGGGTTGATACTTGTAAACACAACTGTGCTCATAGCAGTAGCATCTGTATGAACGTAGTTGTTAACCTGAAGAGGTGCACCAACTACGCGCTTAAATGTAAACGACATAGCCACACCAGTATCAACAACACCAGTAATCTGTACTACGTTTCCTGCTACAAGTGTTACAGCCGATCCACCTACACCATCAGTACCAATTGCTGTTGCAACTGTGTTCTGAATAGTAAACAGATCACCAATAGCCATAGGCGTTGTTGCTGTATAGCGAGTAACGGTAATAGCAGTTGTAGCAGTTGCAAGAACAGGAGCACCGTTTGGTTGCAACGAAAGCTGAATTGTAGACCGTGGTGCACTCGATGTGCCAAATCCAGTTGGAGTTGACTGCACAACGTAATACGGAGTATTAGCCAAGAACCCACTTGCAGCGGATGTATAGACTACATCGTTGATAGCAAGAAGTGGACAACCTGCAATATTTGCACTACCAATTACAAGAGCACTTGATGTCTGGTTTGTAGACGCATGAGCAACGGTAGCAAACGTAGCGTTCTGTGCCATTGATGGCAACATGGTGTTGTGGTTCCTAAAAGCAATATTGTCTTTAGGCATTGCAGCAATTGTTGTCCACGTTGCACCATCACGGCTACCTTGTACTGCAAACTGGAATCCATTTACAGCATTCGTTGTAGCTGTGCCAGTCGTTGTAGATGGCGCTAGGTTAAAACGCATCCACATTGTTGAATGACTTCCATTAGCATTAAATGGCCAGACTGACAATCCATTACTGTAATAAACGGTTCCACTAGAAGCAGCAGTTCCGTCACCAAGAACTCCGGTGACCCAAGCCGCTGAACCATCATTTACAATGGCTGATGTCGCATTAAGCAAAAAATCTCTTGCCATAGTTTTCCTTTCAAAAAAGGGAGGGTTTCCCCTCCCTATGTATTAGATTACGCCGTCTTTTGCGTTCACAATAAAGCCTGAACAAAGTCCAGTCATTGTATGACTGGAACCAGTTGGGGCATTATTAGCACCCGTCCCTAGCACATTAGACATAATGCGAACACGGAAGAATCGATAGTTATCATCAGCTACAACAGTTCCTTGTGTTCCACGCGGATCTGATGTGCCAGTGATTGTAATCTGTGTCGTAGGTGTTCCTGCTGGTGCACTGATTGGAACAAATGCCTGTAGCGACGAGTCACCACTAATAGTAGTTGCAGTAGCGTAAGCTACTCTTAGTGCAGTTACATCGGTTGGCAATGTGGAAACAATACTGTAGTTAACGCCGTCTTTACTTGCCTCTACAAGAGGACGAAAGACAATGTAGTCTCCAGTACCACCACCAGTTACAGCAGTTATGTTTACGTTAATTTTAACGTAAAGTTCTGATCTGCTATTCTGTCCGCCGATAGCGCCAAGGTCAACAACCGACCCACCAGCGTGAGTCAACAGGTTAGTAGTGCCAGTTGAATAACCAGTGTTTGCAGTAAGTGTAGGGTTTGCAAGGTGGTTAGTACCACTAAATGCCAACGTACCAAACTTCAAGAGATAATCTTGTGCCATCAGTTACTCCTTATGCAACCTTGATGTTGTAGACACGCCCTACAGCACGAACGTGAGGCATCCAAAGACCAACACCCCAGTCGAAAACGATGTTGTGAAGAACGCCGTTTTCTTTAGAAAGACCAAGGTAGGTTGGCTTGAATGGACCAGACTGCCATCCTGTTGCGTAGCCGGAGCCGTAGCGAACAGCATAGATAGACTCAAGTCCAGTGGCAGTTGATGCTTCAATACCAGCTGCGGTTTCATCCTTGAGAACGTGTGTAATACCATCTGCACGACGGCCTACAGAACGAACAATGGCAGCCTTGTATTTTTCAACAGGACGATCAAAAGAGTCCTTTGTAATGTCGAAACCTGCGCCGATGCCCATGTTACGGATAGCCCACTCAATACGACGCTTGAGACGCTCAGATACGTAAAGGACTACGCCATCACCATCTGGGCTGTTCATATTGTCAAGCAACTGCTGGATAAACAACATCATGTTGTTAGCAAGAGCAGAAGCAGACGTTGCAGTTGTAAGGTCTACACCAGCAGCGTTAACCGACATTTCACCAGGGATATCGAACTGATCTGGGTTAGCCAAACGATAACGAAGTCCAGGGAAACAATCAACATCGCCCGACGCTGCCGTCGGGTCATTGTTAATGAATTTCGTGTTGAAGTCGTAAGCAAACGACTCCATGAAAATCTGAACCTGTGCTTCAATTGGGTCAACAATGTTGTTTGGCTGATCAAGAAGTACGTGGTCCACCTGGATCTTGTTACGGATCAGGTACATGGATTCTTCGTACTGCTTTGGCTTACCCTTAGAAACAGTTGGTTCCTCGTTGACCGTTGCCCAGTTAATGGTCGGAAGCGAACCTGTCTGGTTCGTAAACCGAACGCCAACTTGGCGAAGCGATGGCGAAGAAGTAAGCGGGATGTCCTTAAGAGCATTCCACGTCTTGTGAAGAGCCTTGGTAATTTCCTTTACCAAAGGATCGTTGCTGATAATTGCCTGATCGGCGAGTGTGAGAGCCTGGGTGTCAAGCAGGACTGCACCAGATGCGATTGCCATTTTGTTCTATTCCTTATAGAGTTCCACGGCCCCGTTGGATACCAAGTAGTGCAGCAAAACCAGATGGTCTATTCTGTCCACCACCACCCGTTGGGCCCATTCGGGCGGCTTGCCCTTGGCTTATTGGTTGTGGTGCACGTTGCTGTTTTTTGATGCGACTTGTGATCTCAGGAACCATTGCCTGTGTCAATGTGCGTACTTGTTCGTGGACTGCTTGAGCTGCATAGACTGGATCAACACCAGCTTGAATCAAGTTGTCAACCAACACTTCTGCACGAGCTGCCAGTGGATATGCTTGAAAAGCAGCTTCACGCTGCTGATACATCATATATTCCTGGACTTGTTGCATCTGCCGTTCATAACCCATGCGAGCTGATTCAGCTTCATACTGGGCTTCTGCGACGGCTGGATCCAACAGTTGCGAATCTACGAGCTGCTGATACCGTTGACGAACCGCTTGGTCTTCTGCTGCTTGTCGTTGTTGTTCAAGTGCAGCATCTACCTGTGATGCGTCTGTGTATCCCTGCTGCTCAAATTGTTCGATAACGCGACCCCATTTCTGGAGTTTCGTTTCATATTCCTCTGCTTGTCGGGCTCGCTCGTTTACCTCGCGGAACCTTTCATAGGGCACAGGATTTGGTTGCTCAGAATAAGCTTCCGCTTCCGAATGACGTGGTTGTGATTCTACTCCAAGGATGTCATTGACAATATCGTCGTAGTTATCATCGTCTTCGTACTGATCGAACTGATCCGCATCTTGACCTTCTTGCTCGCTTATCGCCCATTGCGAGTTATCTTCAGAACCGGCGGCGTTCTGAATGAAGTCTGATACAGCGTTCCCCAAACCACCTGTCTCGCCCATCGCTACGGCTGATGAATCCGTAGTTCGTGTCATCATCTCATCAGGCATTAAAACAAGTTCTCCTTATTCTAGCACACCTATTTTTTAGATTTCGCCACTGCTGGCTTTGTAGGTTGTGCGTTCTCCTGATCACTGCCTCCAGTGATCATGCTTTTACTCAGGTCGGCAATTTGCTTAGCTGCGTATTCATTGTTGGTTAGTTCAGACTTCTGTGCTTGCTTCTGCATGTCAAACTGACCTTGCATCTGCATCATCTGAGCTTGTTTTTCCATATCAATCTGAGCTTTCATTTGTTCAGCTTCAGGGTTAAATATCTTTTGTTGTTCAAGCTGCAACTGCATTTGTTGCATCTGTTGTGCTTGCTCCTGCATTCCTTGCCGCTTTTGTTGCTGCATTGCAAGGTTTTGCAATATGTCGGATGTTTCTGGCAACTGCAACATACGTACTACAAGAGCGTTAGTCTCTGGATCTTGTGGGTCCCCAAAGAGTCCCATCTGACGAAGCAAGACAATCTTCTGCAACTTCTGATCATCTGATTCACGTTGCGATGAACCTGGGATGTATACAACTCGGTATTGCCCACCATCACGAATGCTGTCAAACGTAATGATGCCTTGCTGAATTTCGTTCTTAGGATTGATTTGATCATCAACAGACCCGATGAACGGCGCAACTGCAAACTGATCTACCAGTGCAATCTCCCACTCTTTGATGCGAGCGATTGACGCTTCTATATCCGCACGTACGAACGAGTGTTGTGTATTATCAGCTCGCTGGAGTAACTTGACTGACTCAGCTGGAGTACCAGCAGCAGCTTGACCTTGACTGACGTCATGCAGTCCAGCTACGTCCATCATGTCTTTTTCTAAGACTTGCAAGAACGGAAACAAATCTCCGCTAATTCCTGGAGCTCGCTGAATTGATGGAGGGTTACTACCACGGTCATAATAGATCTTGCGATAAATACGACCCTTATCATCAATGTCTTCAGCTGATTGATCAAATGCATCTGCCCCAACACGAGACAAGCGTTCAACCATCACATAGTCTTTGTTCTGCTCAAACTGTTCCAAAGCTCTCGAATAAATACGGTTATACGATTGCTGTAATGGACAAAGGTCAAAGCCAAGACTGTGTCCGTATGGAGTTCCGCTTCGTGGTTGCCAACGTAACGGTATAAAAGGGAAATCATCTTTCTTTTTGTAAGGCCAATCACCGGCATAAAGCAATGCTCGGTTTGTACTTACAATGTAACGTCCTTCTGGATATTGCGAGGTAGGTTTTTCCCAATACTCGTAAACAATGGCAGCATGTTTTTTACTATCAACATTGTTTAGGCGAGCAGATGAAGGTTGTACCCATCCGTTACCAGATCCGTTTGCTCCTTCAAGATAAGCGTCAACATATCCTGAGTTTTGTCCAGCTATGGCATCTGCGCGAACAGCTTTACCAGCTTCTCCGTAATTATCGACAAACCACGATAGAGGTTTAATTGATGCATGAATGACCCAACGGATGTCATGATCTCGTTGCGCTGTAGGATCCAACAGGATGTTGAAACACGGAACAATTTCTTCCTCTACATCTCCAAGTGGTAGCGATTCATACGCAGTAATCTCACCTGAAGACATATCACGCAAAGGCATGACTACTTCAGATTTAGCGTTCCAGTAAACTTTTATAAAAGACGTACCCGTTACACATGCCCAACGTACACGTTCTTTGGTTTGAGTTTCTCGATCAAATTTTCTGGTGTAATGACCAGCAATAAAATTAGCTTCGTCACTAGCCTGTTGATCTTTTGGATTCATTGATAGTGGAACAGCACGGCAGTCAGGCGCAACTTGCGTAAGCTTGCCAACTACTCCATCAATAAGTGGTCTCATTTTATTGACTGTGATGTAACGGTTTGCCTCAGATGGATTCTGTAGTTGCACTAGGTTACGTGTTTGGCTGTTAATACGGAACCATTGCCGACCCTCGAAGAAAGCCAGTGCCTGAGCCCATTCCAGTTCCATTTCCTGACGAGCTCTGTATGCTGTGTCAAACTGCTCGCGTACATAGTTGTACAAACGGACTGCTTCTTCAGGTTGTTCTTTTGGATCTACACTCCATTGATTACCTTCGTGATCAAGTGTGAGATCCTCTTTGTTAGTAAGGTTTAAGTTACCAGTAGGAAATGAACCCGGCGTACCAGTATTATTCTGCTTCTTGAGTGCCAAGACACGAGCTTTTAAATTGGGTGCGCCAGGAAGACCACCCATCCCATTAATGTCTGGAGCCATTATAAGTACTGATCCCTAAGTTTTTCATACTCATCTTGTTGCCAAGATCTCAAACGAATTGTGTGCAAGTTCCACCAGCAAAGCCCGGAAAATACAGCGCAAACAAGCAATAGCAGTATTTGGATAATATCACTGAGCATTAGATAAACCCGTCATCCTTATCTTTGTTCATCCACATTGGTGTCCAAGGTTTAGCCTTATGCGTTTCTGGACAAGTAACAGGAAACTCACGCCACATAACTCCATACCTAAATGAGTCTAGCGCGTGGTCAGACTTAGTTCCTGCATCAAGGTCTTCAGGATCACGAGGGTCAGACATTGCAACTTCTAGTTCACGTATTAGGTTAGGGCAAGTACTGCGTAAGATACGTATACGAGGATAGACAACTCCGTTAGTTACGCGTTTGCCAGCAAGCCATTCCATAACTCGCCTCCAACCGGCCTTGCGGTCTTTTACAGCCCTTACACAAGGCAAGTTGCGCCTCCACCAGATCTCAACTGGATACTCACCAATACGTTGATCTCCTCGCTCAGGAGGAAATGTGTTAGCCCAGTCAAACGCTATCGCCTCAAGCTTAGTGTTCCATGGTCCGTCTAGGTTATTCTTACTAGCCGGAGATGCGTACCCTCGCGTCTTTAACTTCTGTATGACATCTTCAGCTTGTTTGCTTGACACGCGGCCAGCTTCGTATATCTCGTCAAAAACGTAGATGTCTTCGTTCTCATCTGACGCATAAAACAACGTAGCAGCAGGAGCTGCTGTTCCAAAGTCATGACTAGCCCAGATACGCCACCAAGGCTTGATGTCCATCTGATCAACAACATGCCATGGTTTACCTGTTGAGTCAAACGGTTTAAAGTCAGGAAATAATCGACCACCTACTCCAACCTCGTGTTGACATTCACGTAGGAACGAAATGATTCCGTAATCGTCGATCTCACGTTGGCAGACTTCGAGGTTCTTGTGAACCCAGGTTGGAGTACCACTAGTAATCTTGTATCCAGTACGTTTATCTTCACGCTCGAAAGGTTCGTATGTTAGGCCCTCTAACGCAGGAACAATGGGTGACTGAACGCGATGTTGAAGCATGTCAAGTTCACCAGACAAAGTCTGAGCCATTACGCTGTTTGCGTGAATCTTATTCTGCACGAAAACTATTGCACAGTCGGTGGACTTTGCTGGCAGGATAGTCTGCGTAATTGTTGCAATTTTCTTTTCGACGCGATTAACACTATCGTCAAGCTCATCAATGTCATCAAGGATAATGAAATCAGGACGAAGGTGATCAAGCTTGACTCCGCGAGCCCCAGTGTCAAGACCAAACGCCAGGACATTAAACCCATTAGCAGTCCTAAGCTTAGACGCATTCCAGCCTTTACTGAATCCATAGCGGTTAAGGGCCCTCTCAATCCCGCAGCGCTCCATCGTATGTGCTATATCAGATACGTGGCGGTCAGCTGCTTCCTGAGTACTACAAACGTATAAAAGAAAACGACGTGTACCTTTAACGGCTATACGAGCAGCAATATGCTCCATGGTAGTAGACTTGCCACCACCACGAAACCAGCACTCAATAAGAGCCGGTGGAGGTGTACCTGGGCTAATGCTTTCAGCCCACTCCCACGCACGTTCGTGATGAGTTCCCATCTCTGAGGACATTGCGTGTGGTGCAAATGTACGCAGCCAGGTTTTGTAATCCAACGATGCGCCGTCTATTGGGAAAGCCTTACCACTGTCGTAGTCCCCCGTTTTTATTACTTCACCAATCTGTGCATTGAGTGCTTCTAGTAATGCAACCGCCAATGGTTTATCTGACTGAGTAAAACGCCTAAACTCTTTTGGTGTTGATCTATACGCTTGGGACTTGGACATCTGTCTCACCTACAATCTCAGCGTCTTGGATCTCAACCTCTTGATCAGCATGATGCATACGCAGTAACTTATTAATACCACTCTGTATTGCAACCAATTCGTCTGCATCGCGAATAGATGTCTTTACAACTTCTACAATCTGCATAACCAACATAAATGCTTGATCTGCTTCTAGTGTGTAAGCCTTGGTTTGCATGATTCGTTGCTCAGCTTCAACCAAGTCGGATCGACGAGCAATAAGTTCAATAACGTCTTTACTCGCAGAGTATTCATCCATGCGTTCGTTTAGCAAATCACCAATCTGCTCGAACGCATCAATAAAGTCAGGACTGCCTAGTTTTGACTTAGCTAGTGAGTAAGCAGCTTCAACTTTACGGTACTGCTCAAGGCCTACGCCTTCAGCAGCAGCCTCAGCGCGTGTATCCATCAACGCTGTTATGTAGGCAGTGTCATCTCGAAGGGAGAACAAGTCAGGGTCATCTCGATAGTTGTCTACTTTTTCCAGTAGGTCTTTACCAATTCGTTTAAACCGCTTGCGTTCTTTCTGAAATAAATGAGCTAGATATTGTGGTTTCTCTAATTTTTGTAACGCTTGTGATCCGTGTGCTGCACAATATTGACTTCCAGATATTGCAGGGCTTTTACAGTTACGTTTTTGATTACCGTCCATGACAAAACCAGCGCAACATTTGACGTATGTGCCAAAAGCTTTTCTGTACAACCCATCTGCACGTTCAATGAACATAGGGTCATCTACGTTTTGCGAGTCTATCATCACGCAAGTATACTACCTGCATGCCTAAGTACGCACCCGATCATTACCGTAACCTTGGATTCCCAGTAGTATCTGTAGCCAAAGCGTGGGGGCTTGGGTTTGAACTTTTTACTGCACTCAAATACATTGCCAGAGCAGGTAAAAAAATAGGTGAAACTGAAACAGATGATCTAGTCAAATGCGTTTGGTATGTAGTTTTATACATAACTCAAAACCCAAAGGATGCCGATTGGGTTGTAGCAAAATTGCTCAAACGCATTGACAAAGTGAATAAGGAATCTAGTCAGGACTTAGTATAAACCCATGGAATTACGGGCCTTTGTAAATGCCTGTTGAGCATCTACCTTAGACATCTTTCCGGATTGTATTTGATTATTGTAATACTCTGTCAATGTTGACAATTGCTTTTGTCGGCGTGATACGTCTTGACCCGACTTATAGTTTTGGAATCGTTCCGTACCCATTTCTCCAGACGCAGTCTTGTCAGCTAGTGCTGGAAACGCACCACCAGACATTGCGTTGACAGCGTTATTCAAACCAAACGTGCCTACTGTCAAAAGATCTCCCATAGATGGCATTCCACCACCTTGGAACGTAGGGTCATTAAACTTCTGACGTAAAGGAATACTTCTATCAAGCATCTTCATCATTGTTTGGCGGTCTGTGTTCTCTACAGAACCAGAATTAGAAATGCTTGCATATATGTGATCTCTAGCTTCTTTGGGAAGATTGGCTTTATTCATAGAATCTTCAAGAGTCATCAAAGCTAGTCTTGCTTCACGTTGTCCAGCTGGTGTTTTAAGAGCATTGTCTAAATAACCTGGCTTAGACAAGCTGCTATAAACGCCTAATACACTTTCTATTTGCCTGTTTTTTGAAAGCTGAGCGTCTTCCCACCAAGGATCTCCGGTAGGAGAACCCAGCATAGCTGCGTCTACAAGTCTGTGAGCTTTACCGCCAGCGCCACTGTACAGAGCTTTATCAACAGCTTTAACACCTGAGCCTAAAAACCTAGCTCCTGTTGCAACGCCTTTACCTACAGGAGATTTAGCAACAGCGTTATAGGCGTTGGCAAAAGGTTTCCCAATATCAACTTTAGAAAAGGCAGGTGCATATTTATCAATTAATACGCCTCCTTTTATTAGTGCTTGATCAAGAACAGGGTTTAGATTTGAAGCTGTCTTACCAATAGCCGTTGCTGCACGTCCAATAGCTGGAATAGCTTTTTCTGCAATACCTGGACCTAGTTTTTTAATTCCATAATTAACACCAGCGGTTGTTGCAGCTATACCTGTAGGCACAGTAAAAGTAGGGTCTGACAAAAAGCCAGACCCCGCGTCTTTCAATAAATCTAGATAACTAGGTTTCTTGTCAGGCATTAGCGTAAAGCTCTTTCCTTGATCTGTGCATAAGTTGCACCACCTGGAGCTGCACCCTCTCTGCGACCCATTCCACGATATTCATCAAGAATTCGTCCAGCTTTACCCGGATTTTCCCGATCAAATTTCTGTGCAATACCTTCAGACTTATAATCCTTGAGGGTCCGTTGTGAGCCAATCTCTTTGTCATAACGAGCAATTAAGTTACGAGCAGTAGATTCGTCCACAGAATCCCTGACAAGCATGCCTTGAAGGTGTTTGCGCCCAACGTCACGACCACGTTTTACTGTTGCGTCAAAAGCTTCACCAAGGTATTCCGTAGGATTACGATTAGCTTTGTTGTTACCGCGAACACGATCAGTAAGTGTTGGTTGTTTAGAAGCGGTTCCACCACCAGTGGAAGATTCACCACCACCAGCAGCTGGATACAATGACCGATCAGCTTCATTACCTGAAGATGGTGGCGCATTGCGACCAGGAATACTTACATTGGCCCCTGCTTGCTGTGGCTTTGCTGCATCTTCATTCTCATTTCGACGAGACATAAGATAGCCAGCACCCAAAGCAGTTGCTCCAGCAGCAGCAGCAGCTAGTAAACCAAATCTACCTTTTGGTCTACTTTTAACAGCACCTCCGACAATTTTCGCAGCGTCATCAATTTTGTCTACTACTTTTACTGGACCGCCTGGTGTAATACGTTCCAATGGTGCACCAGGGTTAATAATTGGTTGTTGACCTTTAACGTATGGTCCTCTACCAAAGCCCATATTCCCGCGCCCAGAACTATCACCTGGCATAGGACCTGAATAAGTACCAGAAGTTCCGCTTATATTGCCTTTATTAAATGCTCCAGTCGCTTTTACTCCATTGACACCAAAACCAAGCCTTGGCCCTTGTATTGGGTTTTTACTTCTGTTTCCAAGACCAGTAGGTTTTATTTGTTTTATTACTGTTTGATCCTTTGTAAAAGGACCTGTACGCTTGACACCATTATCGCCAAAACTACCACCTTTACTAGCAGGAGTTGATGGTTTAGGTGAAGTTGGTGGTTCTACAATATTTTGTATTTGACTACGACTTTTACTACCCGTACCAGTAGGTGCTTTGTAGTCAATGACTTCCCGGAATCTACCTGTCGCTTGGTTACCACCAGATCCAAAACTACCACCTGTACGAGGAGGTGGAGGTGTTCGTGTAATGCCAGGATTGTTTACCCGTTGTAATGGAGCACCTGGTTGAGTAACTGGTGAGCTAACCATAGGCCTACCACCCATTCCAGCTCTTGTTTGTGGGTTGTCCCTAAAACCTCTAGCTCCAATAGCATTAAATTGATTTCCAAGCCCAGGAGAACCATAACGACCACTAGGTTTAGCGTTAAAATCCATTAATCCTTGGCCCGGAGGCGTAGGTTTAGCTTTAGGCGTTTTTGGCTTGGAAGTTTTAGGTTTAGGTGTTTTAGGATCTGCCATGGCTTAGTACTTACCCTTTTTACACATAGGACATTTGCATCCTGCTGGATGAGCTTTCTTAACACCCATCATGTCCGACATTGTCTTCGCTGGTTTCATTGTCTTTACTGTCTTAGCCATTACTTTGTCCTCGCTCTTCCTTTATATCCACGACCAACAACAACGTCACCGTTAGATTTGACGTGTTCTTTGGTTTCCATCCTCATTATCTCAGACATGGATGGAGCACGTTTAAGTCCGTGCTCTTTCATTTCCATTTTCTGCATCTGTTGTTTAGTAGGAGTTTTCTTTAGCCCGTGTTCATTACGTTCTAGCTCTTCAATTTCTTGAAGATACAAATGTCGATGGTTGATGTTTTTAAGCATTAATTACAGTTCCATGCGCGAAGGCTTTTATTGATTCGGCTATTAGGATCTTTCGCCGTCTTAGCAGATGTGTTTACTCGCTTCATGCCTTCCATACGTGCACAGAATGATTTACGTCGCGCTGCATCTTTTGGTGTTTTTGGACTTGGGGCAGGAGGTTTCAGGTTAAGTCCTTCTGACTTTTTATAATGCGCTCTACCAGCAGCATTCAAGCCACCCGACGGGTTCTGATATTTCTTTACAACACCCATAATGTTGATTGTACTATAGCTAAAGTACTACGTTGCACTCGCATGTAGGCAGGTATATCATAGCGCAATGGAACCAATTAAGATAGCTATCAGATCTATATCTGACAACCCTCGTTTTATAAAGCCATCACAAGCAACACCTGGAAGCCACGGGTTCGACATTTGCGCGTCTGTCACTAAAGCAACATCTATACAGCCAGGTAAAATCGCTATTATTCCTACTGATATCAAATTACAGATGCCAGTAAATGTTGAAGCTCAAGTTCGTAGTCGTAGTGGACTTGCTGCTAAAAACGGTGTGTTTGTGCTTAATAGCCCTGGCACTATTGATTCTGATTACACTGGCGAAGTAAAGGTTATCCTTGCTAACTTTGGTAACGATGTGTTTTTTGTACAGCCGGGAATGCGTATTGCTCAACTTGTTTTTGCCAACGTGCCAACTGTAGAGCTAGTCAACACGTCAACTGGTGACCTATTCACAACTGAGCGTGGATCAGGTGGATTTGGAAGCACAGGCGTATGAGAACCCAAGCTAGACTCGTATGGATAACACCAGATGCTGAATCTCACATTGCATATTGTGCACGGGTCAGTAATCCGAAGAATCAAGAGAACCCAGACTTTGCCAAGCTACTAAAGTATTGCAAGCGAAAGAAACACTGGTCTGTTTTTGAGATGGCAAACGCATGCCTGGAGATCAAAACTTCAATAGCAGTTGCAATGCAAATGCAGCGTCATAAGTCAATGTCGTTCCAAGTGTTCTCTCAACGGTATTCTCCTGTAGTAGAAAAGCCTATGCCTATACAACTTAGGCTCAAGCATCCAACTAATAGGCAGTCATCAATCATCGACGATAACAACCCTGAACTTCGCGAGATGGAATGCTTGGCTGATGAATCCGTAGCACTAGCATTTGACACTTACGAAAAGATGATTGCGTTTGGCGTTGCACCAGAGACAGCTCGCAACGTGTTGCCTATGTGCACACCTACAACAATGTACGTTAATGGCACTCTTCGGAGTTGGATCCATTACCTAGAAAGCCGTCTTGAAGAGGGGGCGCAAGACGAACATCAGCATGTTGCCACTATCGTATTGGCCATACTGAGACAACAATGCCCCACCGTATGGGAGGACTAATGTCTGACGAAAAAACCGTAGAGTCTGTAAACTCTGAGCTCACGTATCCACTTTCGGATCGTGAGCTAGAGATTTTACGTATGTTGCCTAAAGGGCGCACTGCAAAGATGATGGGTGTTGCTCTATCTATTAGCCACAGAACCGTCAATTTCCACTTAGACAACCTTTACTGGAAGCTCGGAGTAAGTGGTATAGACGCTAAAAACAGAGCCCTTAAAAAAGGAAGAGCACTAGGATTGATTGACTAGTGCTCTTCACTTGCTTGACCCCAACTCAAGCAAGATTACAGTTCGGATTCATCAATTTTACGAATAATAATTGGTGTTCCGTCACCCATGTATGCCCCAATAATGTTGAAGTCAATGTATTCGAGAGCTTCATCGTAGGTCATGCCGTCTTCTATACACTTTGCAACCATTGTGTTGAAGTCGTATGCAACTACGGTCCTGTTACAAGGTCTGATAGCGATACCAAAGATAGCACTATCAAACCCGTCATATGTCAAAGCGCCTTCGTCTACGAAGTCACCGATCTGCTCACTAGTCATCGCCAAACGGGTCCGAGATATCTTCGGTCTTTACAGGCTGACGCTGTTGTGGAGCCTGAAAAGCGTTTTGGGCTCCATTAGAATCCTTCTTACTGTCAAGCGGTTGGATGTTATCAACAATAACCTCAGCAGACTTACGCTTCTCGCCATTGTGCTCGTACTGGCGAATGCGGAGCTTGCCCTGTACTGCAATCAATCGACCCTTAGAAAGGTATGTACTAGCAAACTCTGCTGTCTTACCAAAAGCGGAAAGGTCAATAAAGTCAGATTCTTCATTTTTTCCACGGTCTACAGCAATACGCATATTGGCTACAACGCTACCGCTTGCCAATGTTTTTGAATCTGGATCAGCTACAAGCCGTCCAATTAGCACTACGTTATTCATTTTGTCTCCTAGATAATGACGGTATCGTCAGTGATGATTGTTGCGTTGCGCTTGTTCTGTAGCATCATAGAGTTAATGATGCTGCTCGCAATCTCAATCATAATCCGACCTGGGACCTTACTGGTCTCATTCAGGGCAACCAAACGCTCCCATGCAGGAACGCATGCAAGCTCTTCTCCATTGATGGCATAGTGAATGCCTGTAACACCTTGGACGATTTTAATGTCAACGTCACAAGTGTTGCTTTTCTTCGCAATAGTGATCATAAATACCTCTAACTTATTGTGGTCACCCACGCAGGTATTATATCATTGATTGCGTTTACGTAGCTCTTTTGCAGCAGTTACAAAAACTTTTCGTAAAAGTGCAGCATCCATGGATGCAAACTCTCCGTAAAGGTCAATACTCTTGCATAGATCCTGAAATGACTTTACTGGTTCATACTGAACACCAAAAAGTTTACACGCGTCCTCAATATTGTCTGGTGCAACTTTAACACCAATTAGTTTTGCAATGAAGTTTTTCAAAAGTTTACCCTCAGTATTCCACCAAATTTACCAAGCTCGCTCCACTGGCGATTTTTCTTGTATACGCCATCGCCATCTCGTTCGACAACGCCGTCATCATCTGGTTCAGGGGAAGTATTCCCCTCTATAGTCCACATATACGTAGGATGTACGGCAAGGACAATGCCAATGTGCCCTATTCGACCTAACTGGCTGAAGTAAAACAGCGCTATGTCACCTTTACGTGGGACAGCTGTTCCGTCACGTATAGCTGATACAGGAACCCACAAACTGTTGCGCTTAGCGTAGTTAGCCCAGTCTGGAGTGTACGCAGATCTAGGGAAAGCTGAGTTGTACGTGGTGTTTAGTTGCGTAGAAGCCGTCTTCATCATTGCCCGGACAAATGCTGCACACCATGGATTCCCTGGGCCTAGTGGGGGCTTACATTGACTAAGGTAGGACTCTACCTCATCACCAGCGTTGTTGCCTTCCTCCTGTGTACCCACAGCGAGCAAAGCGTTACGAATCATCTGCATTGCAATAGGACGGCTCATATAACGGTTATATCATGCTGGTTTAGCAGTAAAATGCACACATGTTGATCGACGAAGTGAGCATTGAAACCACCGCAAGTATATTGTGGTTAGCCAAGCAAGGGTACAGCTTTAATGCCATAGCCTGTGATTTAGACTACAGGGACATATCCCCTCCAACTACAGGCAAAGTTCTACGAGCAGGAGAACCTGTAGTGTGGTCAATTAACCTTGTAAAGCAAGTTATTGCAAAAACTATTGGAGCTAAACCTACTGCAAAAAGACGCAATCACCCTATGTACTTAGAACGCCAAATGATGTTTTTAAAAGACCATAGAAACATGACTTGCAGAGATATAGCTGACTACCTAAACGAGTGCGGATCATACAATGTGGAGTATGGTGAGTGGAACGGAGACGCAGTAAAGAAAGTTATCCAGCGCTACCGATCTTACTGCAATACGAATAACATAGATCCATTCACGCCATACCCGCAAGTATGATAATTACGTGCGTTTACGTGCGTTTACGTGCGTTTACGTGCGAAGTACGTGCGCTTTATTTCTTCTTAGTGTTTTGTTTTGACCATTTAGCAAGGCTGTTATTACTAGACTTTGGGCCTACGTAACCACCACCAGCTGCTTTGTATTTCTGCGTGGCAAGCTGTGCTTTACGTGCGGACCATTGGCCAGGATCGCCACCTTTTGTTCCGGATTTGACACTAGAGACAATGGCATTCCACATCCCTGGATCTTTTTTTGTTGCACTAGACATAGCTCATTATAGCAAAAGCCACCTCTCATTATGTACTTCATCCGAGGGTCTACACGGGTACATACTGACAGATGGCTCGCGCTAATCCAGCACAGTAGTTGTTGTTTTTTTGAATTCCCTTGCGGGTGATTTATTGTACCAAACCCCAGGCAGCAAAAAAGACCAGCGTGGCTGACTGGTCTTTCCTGTTTTGCAGAGTTTAAGCGTGTCGGGATTGGCCGGAGTAAGGAGCCTTTCCTTTTACTGATCTTTCGATCCCTCTGATGTTACCGTGATTGTCACTTTGGATCTATTATCTTCGTGCCAATCAACAACCTTTTTATAGTGATCTCGATGCATAAAAAGCTCTGCTGCCCCTTTACTAAAAACTGCATCGTTCAACTTTTTAGCAAAGCTTTTAGCAAAGCCTCGTGCTTGATTCTGTTTCTGTGCAGTGTTAGTTTTTTTACCCATCGCTCACCTCTTACTATCTTCCTGACTTGTTCATAACTAACCCCGCAGGTAGATGCCAGCGCAATGATAGACATACCCTTTTCATACTTGGCGAGTATAAGCTCAACGTCTTTAGCTGTCAGCTTCACTGTTGTGCCTGATCACGTAATTAAAAGCCTCGTAAGCGTTCACAATCGTAGCATCATCAACCGTAAGGCCGTCAATGAAATACGATGGGATCTGGCCGAGGTAGAAGTGCAACACCCAAGGGTCAACCATCAACGCAGTAGACAGATCTTTAACGTAAGGCTCGTAGCTCCTGCGACCATGCTCAATACAGTTCATCATCTGTGGCGATATAGACCCATCGCCATCAATACGACGTAACCTACTAGCAAGCTCGCGCTGCGTTATGCCAAGCGTTTCTCGACGCTGCTTAATATATTTATACCCCTCCATTTATTACCTCCACGTTATTCCAGATAGGATCTTTACCAGCAGGATGCCAACTACCAAGAATCCATTCCTGTTCCGTGAATATGTCACCCGGAATGATGAGCTCGCCAAGGTTGGATGATTCATCACCATCATGCAGCACAAACGATTCGTGAAGTTCTGAATACCGCAAGTATTCTTTGTCTGGCCATTCACTCATGCGAACTGGGTAACCGTGCATCATCCAGTCTAAAGCCTTACCAATGCTCACTTTGTTCATGTCTACTCCCCGGAGAAAGCCACACGGATACGTTCCATAAACGTCATCGGTTCGTCCATACGCATTTCACTGTAGTCACCCACAGCCTCCATAGCGTCAAGCAGCTGAGTCATCAATTCACTTGATCGGCGCATGTCTTTGATCAAATCAACGCTATCGTACTCGCCCTCTATTACAGTTACGCGACGCATAACTTCCAGCTCTGCCTGACACGCAAGTAGCTGACCAAGCAGCACACCGTAGCGCAACCTAACACTCCTACTGATCATAACTGTACTCCTACTTGCAGGTGTTACCTGCTAGGTAAGTATACCGCATTGCATATATTGGAGCTAATCAATAGGCATAGGGGCTCCGCTAAGGAGGGTGGAATATTTACAGGGTAGGTTCTCCGACAGGAGAAAGGTTAAAAAAAGTGGATCTTCCGTAGGCGGGGGGTGCATAAAGAAATTATCGGGTGGGGGTGGGGCTTGCCATACCCCCCTCCCTACACACAAGGAAGCGCGAGGGGAGGGAGGAGGGGAAGGTGGGACACAGGACACACAGCGTAGTTAGCTAGACGCGTACACAACACACGAAGGGGTGACGGACGCGAGCGGAGCGAGCACGTTGGTGGAGTACGAAGTACCCACCACACACGAGCGGAGCGAGTGAGGTTGGTGTAGCACAACGTGCACACCACACGCGTAGCGGGTGCGTAACGCTGGCTACGTACGTGGCCAGGAGTGGTGCGCGTAGGCGCAACGCACACGCGTAGCGTAGCGAGCGGAGCGAGCGCACACTGGTGCAACACGAAGTGTGCAACACAAGCCGAGCGGAGCGAGGCGAGCGTAGCTGCACAGAGTGCAGCGGATCACACCGCGAGCGAATGCGAGCTCGTTCTCTAGCGAAGGAAACCGCGAGCGAATGCGAGCCCAGCTAAAAAACCCCAACCCCTTCCTATTTGGGTCCAAGTGGTGTCGAGCGGCGTGGCGTGTCTTGCTACCCTGCAAGTATGTGTGGGTCTAATTAGGCGCGGGCCAGCTGTTGCATTCGGAAGCGTTGCGCGTGTCTGTTGTCG